TGCAAACCAGCAAGCTGGCTTGCAGGGTGCGCAATTGCGACTTGGCGGTGCGAATCAGCTTGGTAACTTGGCAGCGCAGCAGCAGAACTTGCGTCTTGCTGGCGCTCAAGCGGTCATGGGAGCTGGTGGTGCGCGCCAGGCACAGGACCAGCAGCGAATGGATGCCATCCGCAACATTGGCTTGCAGCGTCTTGGCATTGTCCAGTCAAGTCTTGGCGCAAACCCTGCCAATCTTGGCATGATCACCCAGACCCCGTACACACAAAACACTGGCGCTGGACTGCTTGGCGGTGCATTGGCTGGCTCTCAATTGGCTGGCCTGACCGGTGGCGCATTAAGCGCTGGCACTGGTGCTGGCCTTGGCGCATTGCTTGCCCTGATCTAACATGCCAAACACACCAACGCCAGAGCCACAACGCTACGCTGATGCGCAGCTGATGGCATTGCTTGACCCATCAAGCAAGCGAGACACCATCCTGATCACGCCTGGATCACCTATGCCCTCGCGCATCCCTGATGGGCTGACAGTGGCAAGGACCAGCAGGGGTATTGTGATCACCAGTGACCCATCCAAGGTCAAGATCATTGACCAAGGCTCTGAGCGTGATGTGGGCATGGCTCTGTTTGGCTATGCGCATGATCAGGCCAAGGGCTTTGACAATGTGGCGGTGGCCATGGATAGAAGTGGGACACCGGTGGCAGAATTGGCCATCAAGCCTGGTCAGGAAAGACGCGCCATGATGGCTGCATCTTTGCTTGCGCCAGGCACAGGATCAACTAATATGATGAGCAGAGGCGATGTGGTTAAAAGCCGCCTCAAGGGTTTATTGGAATAAGGTGAAAATATGGCAAATGGATTTGACTTCAGCAACATAGGCTCCATTTTTGGCGGCGGTATGGGCGGCACACCATCGGGTCTTGATGCGCTGCTGACAGAAGACCAGCGCAAACTGCTTGGCCGCAATGCTGCGATGTCAGCAGCTGCTGCACTATTGCAGGCTGGTGGCCGAAGCACAACCCCAATCAACTTGGGCCAAGCACTTGGATCAGCTTTGCAGGCTGGCCAGCAAGGTTATCAGCAGGCAAGAGCTGGGTCGCTGCAAGATATTCTTTTGGCTGAGAAGTTGAAAGAAGCGCAGGCAGAGCGTACGCGCCAAACGGCATACAGCAATTTATTTTCTAATGCTACGCCTGGTGGCATGACACCAGCACAAGCTAGTCTTGCAGCACCAATTGAAACTGCTGGCCGAGTCGGCCCAACACTTGATCGTGCCGCATTGATGAATGCTGCACCAACAGCGCCACAAGGCGGCCCATTTTCGTTCCTGAGTCAAACGCAACGGGCGCTATTGTCTGGAATGAAGCCAGAGCAGGGTTTGCCTGAGATTTTGAAGATGTCTCAAGCTGCTGAAGAATACAGCGCTCCAACACCTATTGTGATGAATGGTAGGACTGTCATGGTCCAATACAACAAGCAAGGTCAACCACGCATTGCCCAAGGCGCTATGCCATACGAGGCTCAATCCCCTGACATCCGAGCTGTGGAGTACATCAGTGGCCAGCCATTGGCTGGAACTGGTCAAACGGGTATTGGTCAAGTTGGCCAGTATCGTGCGCAGATTGCACCAAAGACAAATACAAATGTCGAAGTCAAGATGCCTGGCAATCAGCAATTCTTGGCTGGTGTTGGCGGTGATGTGTCAAAAACATTGACCGAGTTGACCGCTGGTGCAAGGTCTGCAAATGAGACATTGGCAAATGTGGACAGAATGCTGCCTGCACTTGATAAGGCTATTCTTGGACCAGGTGCGGATTACAGAACAGCGATGCTACGAATTGGTCAGCAATTAGGTGTTGCTGGTGCTGACGCAAATGAGCAATTGGCAAATACCAGAATTGTGGTCCAAGGCTTGGCCCAGCAAGAACTTGACGCTGCGGCCCAGATGCGTGGCCAAGGCTCATTGACAGAAGGCGAGCGTGGAATTCTTAGACGCGCAGCTGCTGGTGACCAAACACTAAGCGCAGCTGAAATTAGGCAAGCACTTGCAACGGCGCAGAAGACATCTAGATATCGCTTGTCAGCGCAAGAAGACTATCTCAAACGCGCCAGCAAATTGCCAGGCTTTGAGCAGTTTGCGCCTATGTATCAAGTCACGCCTTATGGCGCTGGTGGCGGTGGCAATCCATTGCTAAACGCCATTGACAGACAAATTCAATTAAATTCTGGAGTCAAAAAATGACCACTGGATTAGAAGGTTTCACCACCGAAGAGCTGCTCAAGATTAAGCAGGGAGATGTCTCTGGACTGTCCACTGAAAAGCTCAATGTCCTCAAAGGCATTCTGTCTCAAAGTATTGGCGGCATGATGGAGCCACAAGCCGCACCAGCGCCTGCATTGGCCCAGCCACTGCCACAAGCGCCAACGCAGCGCCTGCGCTCTATTGCGCAAGGAGCTACCCTTGGCTCTGCCGATGAGATAGAAGCTCGACTAATCTCCTCTGTAACTGGCCAAGACTACGACAAGGTGCTTGCTGAAATTAGAAGCAAGATGAAGGCTTACCAAGCTCAATCACCCATGGAGTCATTGGGCTATGAGGCATTGGGCGGTGTTGGATCAGCGGCTGCATTGACTGCGGCCACCGGCGGCACAGCTGCGCCATTGACTGGCCCACGCATGGCCGCCAGTGTTGCGCCATTGGTCAAGGCATTGGCCGGCACTTCAGCGCTTGGTGGCATCCAAGGCGGTGTCACTGGCTTTATGACTGGCGAGGGAGACTTTGCAGCCCGTGCAGCCAGAGTGCCAGGCTCTACAGTGATGGGAGCCTCTATTGCACCAGTGGCGCAAGCTGCATTCATGGGCGCTGGCAAGCTCACAGACATGGCCCTAGACGCTGCCAGGCGCATGGCCGGTGGCCGTGGTGGCAAGGCAGCAGAGGCTGAGATTCAACGCCTAGCAGGCGAGACTGGCCTGACCACAGATGAGATCGTGCAGCGCATTGCCAATGGCGAAATAATGGCTGAAAACCAGACACTGCTCGCAGCTGTGCGCGGTCTATACACCCAAGGCGGTAGGGCATCCACAACGATTCAAGGCGCCTTATCTACACGCCCAGACACATTGCGCAGAGAAGCATTGACAGACATGCAGCAAAAGCTGGTCAGCGGCCTTAACCCCAACTTCATGGGACCACGGCCACAGAATGAAAATGTCTTGCGCTTTTTCCGATCAACCGATCAAGAAGCAAAGTCATTGGAAAATCAAGCCTACAAAGACTCTTACGGCACTGGCGGCATCATTGGCCAAGACTTGTTGGTCAGCCTTAAAGATGCATTGCAAAGATCGCCAACGGCCATTGACGACATCAACGCAATCTACAGGGCTGAGACAGGCAAGAAGCCATTCTTCTCTTTTGACAAAGATGGCAACATTGTGTTTGCCAAGGCGCCAACATTGGAAGATGCTGAAGTTGTTCGCAGGGGTATTCAGACATCAATTGATGCAGCCTTTACAAGTGGCAAGGGCGGTGTTGGATCGGCCTTGAAACCCGTTGAGGGCGCTTTGAGAGATGCCATTGATGCATCCTCCCCAAGGCTGGCTGCAACCCGCGCTGAAGCATCACAGCTTAGAAGCGCAAGAGATGCATTCAAAGAAGGCCGCACCATTTTCAGCAAGAGCGCAGATGAAGTGGCAATAATGATGGAAGACATGGCCAGCAATCCTGGTGCAGTCAACGCATTCAGAGCTGGCGCCATGGATGCCATTCGCAACCAGATGGGATCAGGCCGTGCCAAGTCCATGATGGGTGTGCTGGCCAGTCCTGAGACTAAGCAAGGCGCTATCTTGCGCACCATTTACCCTGGTGATGAGCTTGATGGCATCTTGACCCGCATTGGCACAGCTGCCCAATCACAAGCTGCCAAGAATAAGGTGCTTGGTGGATCGGACACGGCAGCATCATTGATGCAAGCGCCTCGCATTGGCTCGACCATCACAGCTGATGAAATGGCCAGCGCAGCCACTGGCAGCCCCATGGCTGCATTCCGAGTGGTGAGCAAGATGCTGGGTGAGTCCAACAAGGGAATGTCTGAGCAAGATCGCCAGCGAGTGGCTCAGATTCTGATCTCAGAAGACCCAGAGATTGTGCGCAAAGCATTGCGTGATGAAAGCGGCATGGCCAGATTGCAGCAGGCCGTGGCAGCTGGTGCGAGAATGCTTGGCAAGACTGTGCCTTATGGTGCGAGCTACATTGGTGCAACAGCGCCAAGAGAGCCGTATCGCGTAGAGCTAACTGGCATGGCCAATCGTTAAGGAATAAACATGGCAGGCTTGCTTGATGAAGAGGATTTGGGGCCTTTTTTTGGCAACCCCAACATTCAACGCCAAGGTGCAAAGGCAAGAGCATTGGCCGCAAGGCGTGATGTCAATACACTGCCAGACCCCAAGACATATGCCGCTGTGCAAGGTTTACTCGGGACTGCACCGGACCAAATGGGATTCAGTGTTTTAAATCCCAACTACCAATCGATTATGAATGTGGCCAATCCATCTTATGGACTTGGTCTTGCTGCACAACTTTCTCCAATTCTTGCGCCATTGACTAAAGGATTGCCTGTTGGTGCAAGCATTAAAAATGTTGGCACTTTGCCAAAACGAATGAGTGCAGCAGAAGCAGCTGCTGCTGGATACTGGCACGACATTGGAGCTGGTAAGAAATTACCAATCCCTATTGGCGAAATGACAGCGCAGCGTGAAGTTTTAAAAGATTTGCCGCCAAAAAAGATTGTTTCGCCAGAACAAATGCAAGGTGGCGCGATTGTCCCATTCCATGGGGATAGATCAATTGCTGGCCAAAATTTACTTGGCATTGGCAGCACAAAGTTTGAAACGCCAGTCTATCTTGAAGGCGGTTATGACTTTATGAGAACACATTCACCAACAGGCTCAATTTGGGCCTCTGAAAAAGGTGCGTCTCAAGCTCTTCAAAATCAAATCAATGAAGCCGCTAAAGTTGGCAAGGGTGATGTCTATGGTGTTTATTCGGCAATGGGTCCATTGTCAATGAACTACAACACCATGATGTCTGATGCTTTGCTTGAGCAAATGAAGGCTGGGAAAATAACTAAAAAAGCCATTTCAGCTTTTGATAAAGAAGTTAAATCTATCCGGCCAGAATGGAAAGGCGTGATGAATCCAGAATCACGCGCTCAATTAGAAAGCAATGGTGCATTGCGCCATGTCTTTGTAGACAGGATGCAGCTTGATAAATTCCAAAACGCTGGGTTCCCTGATATCTCTTACACAAGATATGCAATAACAGACCCATTGCTACTTAATGAGCCAATGTATTCTGGTGGTTTGTCAATTGGGAAAATGGTTCCAAATGCTGAATTAATTACAAACCCACAAATTCCACACAAAACATATGACACGCAATTGCCTGGTGAATATTTTGGTGGGTTTGAAAAATCAGTGCCAAAAGAAATTCTGTACCCAGACTGGTACAAGATGCGCAGAGAAATTGGAGCGCCAGAAAGTGGTGATGTCAGGTCTTTCCAGCTTGCAAAGCCAATCCAGCCAACAAATCAGGAATGGCTTGATAACCTTATGAAGTTTCTTTCAGGCCCATAAGCTCTTTTAGGTTTATCAGCACAAGGTCAATTCGTCTTTGTGTTTCAAGTTTGAAGTCTGTCGGCTCATCTTGTTCAGACTCTACGGCTGATTCAATGAACATTTGCAAAGTATTAAGTGCCTCAAGTTTTTCTTCTTGATTCATTTTTGTAATTAGCTTCATGTCTTTCCCCCAAAAAACGCGGCCACCAGAGGGTCGCGTTTGACTACCCGTCTTTTCTGTCTGCGTCTGGCCAAGCTGAAGTCTTTGTCATCAGCGCTCATTTTCTCGCGGTGTTTTCTGATGCGCTCGATGCCTGGCACTGGACCAGGCGCAATTGCATCCACACCCTCACCCCATGACCACAAGGGCCGCCACTGGCCATTGGCGCTCACCCTGGTATAGCCAGAGATGTGGACCAGCTCATGGCGGTGCATGTCAAACAGGATTCTGGCTGCGCTTCTGCGAACACAAAAGCACATCTTGGCCAGATCAAGGTCAGACAGATTGCCTTTTTTCTGCAAGGCCGCCTCAATAGCTGGGCTTACACGGGGTTTATTTCCTCTAGGCATCACTGGCCTCGATTCGGGCTTTTAAGCGCTCCAGCATGGCCCTGACCACGAATGCGCGGCTTTTAACTTCATCAGGCATTGCGTGGCCAAAGACTTCTGGGTGGAGTAAGTCTTTGACCAGGTCGAGGCAGGCATCGATGGCGGGTGGCAATTCATTTGTCAAGAAACTTCTCCAGCGCAGACTCTTCAATGTGGTCCACAAAGCCTTGCAAGATCATGTGGGCAATGTCCACATCAGTGTCGGCAATGTATGCGTTATTCAGGGTCATGCACTCTTCAAAGTCAGGCTCATAAGGTGAGCCAAGGGAATCAACTGATCCCTTTTCTTCTGGGCTGTATTCCAGAAAGCATATAAGGTCCACATCTTCAATGCAGCACTCAAACTGGAACAAGTCTTTAGGGCATGGGGGTGTTGGGCCGTAGTTCATCTTGCTCTCTCTTTCAACATTGCGTCTGCTACGGCATAAGCTACTTCAGCAAGTTTATCTACGCCTCCTGCAAACTGTGTCGCTTCTTTGCCATTAAGAACGGCATCCCATATTTGCGCACCAGTTAAAGCCTGGGCCGCAAAATAATCACGCAATGTCATGCCTCTATCTTTGCCGTAATTTGGGTGGAACTCATTAAAAATTTGTTCTGGTTGAGGAAATGCTGGTTGATTTTTCATGCTCAACCCCTCCAAGCCAACATCACGCCAATGCCGCCAAAAATAATGATGGCCAAGATGCATTCGATCAGGGTGGTAATGATTTTCTGTTTCATCGGTTTCTTTCGTTTAAGTTGAATCGGTGTAACAATGGTAGACACAATTAAATTATCTTGCAAGAACTAATTCTGTCCATGTTGTTTTTTAGCATATAGCGCAATTAGAATGCGGTCATGCAATCAATTCACGATATCAAGGCAAAGGCCAAGGCTCACAAGATCACCATGTCTGCGGTGTGCAATGAGGCTGGCATCCAGCAGTCCCAGGTGAGCCGGTGGCTGTCTGGGACTGTGGAGCCATTGTGGACATCAGTCAATCAATTGCACTTGGCGCTTGAGAAACTGATCGACAGATCACCAGTCGCTATCGACTGACTCGGCCACTGGTGCAGAGCCTTTGCCGGCCACCACGCCAAAATCACTGGCAGCCGATGGCTTTGCACCACCCAGCGAGTCACCCTTAGACAAAAGCATGATGTTGTTCAAGCCGTATGACACGCCCTTATTGCCTGCTTGATCATAGGCATAAGCATTCAGACTGACTCGCCCATAGTCGCCAGACACGATGTCTTGGCTGCCCAAGATGTCATGGCCATGGGCATCCACTGCACCAGGCTTGGCCGTGGACTTAGTGTTAA